CACAGGTCGGGGTCTTCTTCCATCGGCCCGCCCACGCCGCCGCCGAACATCACGCAATAGGCCGCTTTGCCACGGAACGGCGCGCTATTCACCCATCCGCTGTAGTCGCCGAGGATCGAGGCGTAGGTGAATCCGAAATCGGCAAGGAGAAGTTGGTGGGTTTCGGTCCACTTGAAAGCGCGGTCGGGCACATCGACGCCCTCGACCTCGCCGTCTTCCTTCCAGCCGATCATGCCGTTGTGCTGCTCGACCGTGCCGCCGCTGGCCACATAGCTGCCGACGTGCTGCTTCCCATGCGTGACATGCTTTGTGCCTCCGGTCGTGTCGAACGCCCACTTGAAGTTGCCGGCTTTCGGCTCCTTGTTGGGAGACGTGCCGTAGGCGACGTCCACTTCATAGATGAGCGGACCTTTCTCGGTCAAATCGACGCTGCTGCGGAACAAGTTGCCGAACAGCACGGGCGTGTAGGCTTTGGCCAGCGCGTAGGCGGTGATGCGGTTGGCCAACGCGGCATCGCCGGCGCTGCCGGTCAACAGGTACTTGAGTTTGACCGAGCCGGTCTCGATGACTGCCGTGTTGGGGATTTCGTCGAATCGGATGGCCATGCGCTAACCCTTCATCGTAAGCGGGACTTGGTTCTTCTCGATGTTCTTCAGCACCGTGGTTTGGTCACCGATGAACTTGAAGGTCTTTTCGCAGGCCCTGGCAATTCGCTCCTGCACGCCACCGCCCATGCCCATAGCCGCCGAGGCCGAAAACGTGACCGTGGTGGCTGCGGCCTTCGCCGCCTTTAGCCCTTCAAGGTCGGGTGGCTCGAATACGGGCTTGTTGGTTCCACCCTGCCCCTCTTCGGCTTTCTTCTGCGACTCCTTGGCCGCTGCCACGGCGGCGTCACGGGCCTTGATGGCGTCGTCGAGTTCCTTTTGCTTGGCGGCGATCGCCGCGGCCCTGGCGTCATCGGACGCGCGCTTGTCCTCGGCAAGGTTCTTCTGTTGGGCCTGCCGATCAGCCTCAATCTGCCCCCGCTCTGCGACGAGGCCAGCATTTCGGTTGGCAACTCGTTGGGGCGTCGCCTTTGCCTCATCCTGCATCACTTGGTCCATTTGCTTGGCAAAATCGTCGCCCATAACCAAGCCGACCGCCTTCGTTGTGATCGCGCGGTAGATGGGGCTGCGGTATAGCGTGGCGCTCCATTCGTCCCACATATTCGCCATGCTCGTCATTGCTCCGGCCCACGCGGACTTGATGGCAGCCACGGCGTCGAGCATGAAGGAGGCGATCTTGTTGGTGATCCCCGACCAGATCGACAAGAAACCTTGCCACGTCTCTTGCAGCCACGTGGTGACCCGCGTCCATTCCAGGGTGATCGTGGCGGTTACTACCTTGATAGCCGCCCGGATGTCACCGGCCGCCAGGGCGTCGGTGATCCCGCCCCAGGCGGTCATCACGTCACCAACCACCGTCGAGATCATCGCGCGAATACCATCCGCGAAACCAGCAATAGCGTTGCCGACCGCCTGGACGGGGGCGGTGTTGCGGGCCAGATAGATCAGGGCGGCGCCGATAGCCGTGATGGCCACGCCGATCGCCAGCGCCGGGCTGATCGTCATGCCCAAAATGCCAATGAGCAACTGGACGCCGCCGGCAGCCCACATAATGAAGCTGTGCAAGCCGCCCAGGAGCGCTCCAACGCCCATGATGGCCTTACCGAAGACGAAGAGGCCGGCCCCGGCGGCAGCCACGCCGGCCGCAACCTTCATTACGGTGATGATGAGGCCGGCATTGTCGGTGGCCCACTGCTTCACCTGAAGGACCGCGTTGGTGGCGGCGCGGACGAACTGGGTCAGGGCCGGGGCCAACGATGCCATGATGCCGTTGCCGGCGCCGAGGACCGTTTTCTTCAGGTCGTCCAGGGCATCGCCCAGAGCGTCGGCCGCTGCGGCGTTCTCCCCACTCATCACACGCCCAAGTTCCTGCGCACGCTCACGCAGGGCCTTCAGGTCGGAAATCATCGGCAGGAGCTTCGTCCCCGTCTTCCCGAAGATTTCCATCGCCGCCGCGGCCTGCTGCGTGGGGTCTTTGATGGCCGCCAACCTGGAGGCGATCACCTCGAACTGCTTGTCGGGCGAAAGCCCGCGCAGTTCGTCGATAGTCACGCCAAGATGCGCGAGGGCCTTTGTGCCTGCCTCGCCGCCCTCTGCGGCGTCGCCAATGGCCTTTTGCATCTTCCGCACGGCCGTTTCGACATCCTCCATTTCCGCCCCGGTCTGGCCGGCGGCGTAGCCGAGTTCCGAAAGGGCTTCGGTCGTCATGCCCGTTCGGGCGGACATGTCGTTCAGAGCGGACCCGGTATGCTCGAACCGGGCTGCCATCGCCACGAAAGGGGCGATAGCGGCCGTGCCCAGGCCCATCATCCACTTGCCCACCACGGCGATGCCGTTGCCAAAGTCTCGCAACCGCTTTTGGGCGTCGGCCAGGCCCTTCATCAGGGCCGAGTTCTTGACGTACATCTCGACGAAGGCCCGGCCCGCGCGAATGTCGCCACCAGAAACGGCCATAAGTCACCTCGTTTGCCTGCCGGCATGAATCTTCTCAAGAACCTTGGGATCGTAGGGCACGGCCACCGTGGCGGCGATCGACGCCGCCTCGACGGCCCGCATGGGGTGGAAATCGTTGGGCAAATAGGGGGCTGGGTGGCTTTCGTGGTCCCGGTGCGGCTCGGCCAGGAGCGAGGCCAGCGCGGCGGTCCGGTCCCACGCGCCCAGCGCCATCCACCACAACTCGCGCAGCGTCTTCCCATCGGGATCGACGCCGCCGACTTGTCCGGCTAATTCGTAGGCGAACTCAACCGCGTCAAAGCGGCTTCCACTTCCGCCTCCAGCCGCGTTTGCATCGCCTCCTGGAACCTCGCCTCCAGGGCCGGATCGTTCAGTTTGGCCAGAGCAAGATCGGTCGCCTTCTCGCGCACGCTCAGCGCTTTCGCGTTTGCTTCGCGCAGCAGCAATCTCCTCCGGCCGGGGAAAAAATCCACGATGGCCTCCAGGAGCGCCGACACGGCCGCCTCGATCGGGTCACCAACGAGGGCGCGGCCGAAATCCTCGGCCGACACGTCGCGGCCCTTGGCCTGATCGGCGCACATGAGCCACAGGAGGTCCACAAGCAGGACCGGATCGTCGGCCAGCCGGTCCATCGTGGCTTGGCTCGGGTCGGCAAGATCGACTTTCAACTCCGACCGCACCCGCTTGATGACGCCGGTCGTCACCTCCAGGGTCCAATCCCGCTGCTTGGCATCGGCGAACTTCGTCATGGCGTGGCGTCCTCCCCGGAGAGCAGGTTCAACACGCCAGCCGTCGTGGTTCCGTTGCTGACAAAGCACACGGTGATCGGGTTGCCGGTCAGCGGACTCGGCTCTCCGCTGCTGACCGCGTAGGTCCACGGCTGGAGGGCCTGCAATTCCTTGTCCTTGATGGTCGCCCCGGCGGCGTCCTCAAAGTGCAGGTGAGAGCGCTTGTCGCAGTCGGCGACCCACAACTGGACGTTGTCGCCGTCGATGGCTGTGTTGATCTGCTGATGCTTGCAGACGACGATGTTCGCGGTGGCCGAGGCCGGGAAATCCGTGCCGCTGCCGCCATCGAGCGAAAGGGCGTTGACGGAAATCGTACCGTCCACGTCGTACCGCATCCCTCCTTCCCAATACACGTCGAACTTGCCGTTCGTGTAGCCGTGGCCGGCCGGCAGATTGCAGGCGGCCGTGTTGGCATCCGTCTTGACCCAATCCGTGACAGCCTTGCCGGCCAGCAAGGGGATGTCAACGTAGGGATTGGGATGGTCGAATGTCTGGGTAATCGTTCGCTGGACCGTCACGCCGCCGATGCTGGCGACGATCGCCAAAGTTCCTTGTGGCATGATCGCTTATCCTTTCTGGTTCAGACGTAGAGTTGGGCGGTGCGGCCGGCCTCGTCGGTCGGCTCGGCCGTGAATTGGAACGTCTGCTCGCCGCCGTGCGGCTCGCCCTTCTTGCCGGTCAACGTGGCGTCGAAATCAGGCCCCTTGCCGCCGGCGTAATCCTTGCCCCTGATCGACACGGGCGTGCCATTGGCCAGCGCAGCCATCAGCGCGGCATAAGCCGCCGCCCCTACGCCGCTGTTCTTGATGGTCATCGTGAACTCCAGCGAGAGCACGCGCTCAACCACGCGCTGGTGGCGGATCGGCGGCGCGGTGCCATCGCCTCGAACCGTCGTCGGCGCTTTCTGGTGATCGAAGTTGATGGACACGTCGCGGCAGTCCGTGATCTTGGTCGAAGCCGTGGTCCCGGCGGCGCCGTAGTACAGTTCGCCCTCAAAACTCATCTTCATGGCGAGGTTCCTTTCATGCTGACTTCAGTTGGTGACCGATCCTTCCCATTCCTTGGAGAAACGGTCGAGTTTGGCGTCTAATGCCGGCCCCATGAAGGGCCGTTCGGGGTATTCTCCCCCGCGATACTCGCCGCCGAACTCTTCCGGCGCGGCGGCGCCGCCGACCAAGCTGGCCACCGGGCCGATGACCGCGATTTCCTTGTCGGCGGCGTAACGAATCGCTCTGCGGAGCAAGCCACGGCGGCTGTGCGGCGGCGCGCCCGGCTCGGACGGCTCGGGGTCCGTCTTGATGGAGGCGATGGCTTCCTTTCGGACGCTGGCCGCCGCATGGCTCAGGCTACGGTACGATCCCTGCTCGGCAGCCTTAACCACCGCCTGGGTCTCGTCGCTTACTGTGCAGCCCGCTCCGAACATGGTCAAAGGCTCCGACTCAATTTGAACTTCAAGGTAAGGACGCCCGTGAACTGCCGAAACTCCCGCAGGTGGCTCGGATAATACGCCGGTTTCCTCGCCCAGCCATAGCACCACGCCTCGCCGGCCGCGGCCGTTTCCAGCCGCTCGGCCACGAAGGCGTCCTTGATCTCTTCCAACAGCCGCACAAGCGGGTCGATCGCGTCAGGCGTGACGGCCCCTTTCTTTCGGACCGCCACGTCGATGGCAACCTGATCTTCGGTTTCGCCACGGCTGGCGATGTCGCCGGCGTCCTCACGAATCGCCACGTCCACGTGCAGACCGTCGTCTTTCAACTCGGTCGTCAGGTCGGACAGCCTTGTTGCGGTGAATTGCTGGCTCCAGGTAGTCCCTGTGGCGTTCAGCTTGTCGGTCACCGCTTGGGCAATTTGTACGATCGCCGCGTCGGACATGGCTCACCTCGTCGAAATCCGCTTCGTATGCACGCGGATGTACTCGCCGCGTGGCTCAACCGGCTCCCAGCAGTCTTCCTGCCCAATGGGCAGAACCTCGAAAACCTCCTGCGGCTGCCGCGTAACGGCCCTGATCTTGTGCCCCGGCTTGGGCGTGGCGATCCGACCGCACAGCGTCAGGGCCTCGGCGGGGAATTGCCAATCCAGGTCGATATGGCGAATCACCACCGCGTCGGTCGTGGCGTCGAGCAGGTTCTTGGGCCTGCAAGGCACAGCAACCATCTCGTGAGTGTCACCATCGCCCTCGTACACCACAGTTTCGCCGAGGAGCCGCGAGGTGATTTTGCGAGACAATTGCTGTGCCCGTGCCACTTGCGGAAGCATCGCGTCCCCCGGTTAGAAGACGAGCGATGCAACCACATTGCTGCCACTGGCGGCGCCAGCGGCGCTGCCAGTGGCCTTGACTCGGACGTACCGCTTTACGTCGGTCGGCAGGGCCACCCGCTTCGTCGCCGCGGCGCACCCGGCCCCGCCGGCTCCCGTCTGCGTCAAGACGATGCCGTAGAGGGACACCTCGCTGCCGAAGGCAGAATCCGTGTCGTGGAAGACCTCGTACTTCATCGTCTTGGCGTCGGCCATCGCGCCGACGGCCAGCGCGGGGGCTTCGATCAGCAGTTCGACGGGTTCCCGGTTGTCGGACTTGGCCGACAGTCCCAGGTCAAGCCCGTCCGTGGCGATCGTCGCGGCGCCGTTGGGCAGCGCCTTCGAGACGCTGAGCAACTTATCCTTAACGAGAAACGCGCTCATTAGAACACCTCGTTCATTGGTTGGGGTTGTGGATTGGTCCTTTCGCTCCGTCGCCGCGATTTACAGCGCGAGCGTTTCGGTGTTGACGATGGAATCGGTCACGGCGATCGGCAGGCCATGCGACTCTTGAGGAATCGGGGCCGGCGCGCCGGTCGCGTTGGTGGCCGTGCGGGAGTTCTGCAATTGCTTGAGCGACCGCCGGGACATGAAGAGCGCGTCGGGGTAGACCCCAACCGGGAACTTCATAATGGCCTCTGCGATCAGGTCGTCGGTCAGGCCCTTTCCGGTATCGGCCGTTAGTTTCTTGATGCGCACGGCGTGCTGCGTCGAGAGGAACTGCAAGCCGGGCAGCGCGATCAACTCCTGGTGATAGCGCGAATAGGGCTTGTTGTTGGCGTCCAGGCTCTCCCGAACCTCCAGTTCGGACACCTCCATCTGGACGTTGTTGCCCCAGACCCATTGCAGGAACTCCGGGCCGAACGCGACCAGCCACGCGCTGCTGGCCGTGTTGTCAGACGTGCCGCCGGCGTCAACGACCATGTTCGTGGCGTCGTAGCCAGCCAACAGGCCGGGGAAGCCCTTCGCGTCGCCGAACGTCGCATGGCGACCGTAATAGAAGCATTTGCACACGGTGCGCCACGAGGCGCGCAGGTGCGGCCCCGCCTGGCGGGCCATGATGACGTCAATCGGGTCTTTCGACCGCTTGGCCGCCACCACGCCCACGCCCCAGCGCGGGTTGATGTTGAAGCACTCGGTCAACCGCTCTTCCTGGCGGGCCTTGGTGTGGTCCGTTCCCTCGTTCACGTCCACGAACGAGACGGTCGGGTCTTCGACGGTAATCAACGTGGGATAGTTGGTTCCGTCGATGCCGCGGGCGGCGCCGACATTGGGGATTTGAATCCACTTGCCGGCGATGCGCATCCGGCCGGTGATTTCCGGGAACGCCTGGGTCGTTTCCTCGATAAGGCCCTCAGCCATCTGGCCTTTCACGAGGTCCAAAGTAGTCAGCAAACCTGTGGGCATGATTCACGCCTCCTTGGGCGAAATGAAAATAGGTTGTGGAAAGGTCAAATGGCCGGCTCGGCCGATCCGCTTACTTCGCGGATTTCTCCTTCGCTGCACGTTGGGCGGTGACGAACTTCGCCATTGCGGGCGTCAAGGCCGCCGCCAGCTCGTTCGGCACTTCGGGCGACGCCGCGCCGCCCGTGACGGGCTTCTCCTCGCCGAGGTTCAGCGAGTTGAGCCTGGTTTCCGCGTCGGTGGCCTTCTTCTCGGCGGCTTCGAGCTTGGTCTTCAACTCGCCGACCTCGCCCGCGTGGGCCGAATCCTTCGCCGCCAACTCGGTCTTGTGCTTCTCCCGAAGCTGCTCGACGAACTCGGCGTAGCAGTCGAGCATCGGCTTGGCCTCGCCGAGTGGTCCCCACTTCGCCGCCAGTTCGGCGCCGAAGCGGTCCGCGTAGTCCTTTTGGCCGGCGATCAGTTCGGCCTTCACCTCGGTCGCCGTTTTTTCGTTCTTCTTCTCCTCGGACATCTGATTCTCCTCCAGGGAAAAATGCGTGACGGAAAGTTCCGCTTCGGCGGCGTCGCCGGCGGAGAACTCGCTCTGCGTGAAGGGGTCGGCCCCATACGGGCACACCGCGACGCCACGCAGCAGACATTCGCGGACAACGGTCAACGGCCCGAGTTCGGTCCGGCCGTTGACCTGCGCCGGTGCGCCGGCGCTGTATTCCTCCAAGACGAGACCGTTGTAGAGGTCAAACTTGACCGACGCCTCGTAGGGAACGCCTGCTCGGCCCTTGGTCAGAATCTCGGCCGCTCGGTCGTCGGCCTTGGCACTGACCAACTCTCCCTCGATCGCCAACGAACCGCCGGAAGCGTCGATCTTGTCGGCGTAACCGACGACCTCGTTCTGGTTGTGGCAATAGTCGAGCGTGACGCGGGGCTTTGCCAGTTTCATGCCGGCCACGTCGAAGACCATCGGCCCCCAATACCAGTGATTGAACACCGCGCCGCTGCTGGCGGTCAGCTTGATCGGGCCACGGCCGGCGTCCGTGGACTCCGACGCCGCAAACTCGCAAGCACCGGCGAGGAATTGCGCCGCCTTGGCGGGAACCTTTTTCGTGACGGGCGGCATGGCTCTACTCCTTGCTCGCTTTCGACGATTGCTTCTCGGCTGGCCGGGCGTCGGTCAACTGTTTGACCAAGTCGCCATCGACCGCCCAACTGACGGGAACGCCCTTTCCGCTGCGGGCCTGCTCGGCGTAGTCAATCGCCTTGGCAATCTCGTCGATGTTGTCGTAGTAATCGCCCTGGTCGGCCTCGATGCACACACGTTGCGGCGTCGTAAGCCCGCCGGCGATGGCCTTCAAGTTGGCAGTGACCTCTTCCAATGGCCGCCACCACGGCATACCGCGCGGCACCCAAAGCCACGGCTTGCCGGCCAACGTCATCGTTTTCGGCAACGTCAGACGTTTTCTGCGGATCAACTGCGCGAACTTGAACGCGGCGACGCGGTCGAGCAGCTTCCGCACGCGGCGGCGCTTCGGGTCGCACGATCGGTCGTAACTGAGCCACGCCGTCTTGTTGCCAAAGAAGTTGGCCACGGACTCGTCGAACAAACCATAAGGGAGGTCGAGGCTCTTGAGCGCGATCTGCGTGACGAACCGCCAGAAGTCCTGGAGGTTTCCGCCTGGGTTGTCCGAATCGAGGAACTTGGCATCGTCGCCCGGCTCCATGTCGAGAAACACCGGCCCGCGGCCGAAGTCAACGCTGTAACTGCTCTTGATCGGGTTGCCGTTCTCGTCGAGATCGACGTTGATGGTCCCGGCGGCCTGATTGGCGTTGCGCGTGATGGCCATTGCGAACATTGAGGCCACCTTGCTGCGGATCATCGCGTACTCTTCAGCCTCGTACACGTCCCGCAACTGGTTGTAGGCCGTGGCCACGGGCGACACGCCGCGTTGCTGGTCGTACCTCGTCCGGTAGGCGTGAAGGTGGAAGTTCTCGGCGGGAACCTTTCGCTCGAACTCCAGGGTCGTCCAGCCATCCACGCGGCGGTGGATCGCGTATTCAATCGGCCGGCCGCTGGGCGTGGTGCGGACGCCGTTGAACCAGGTCTCGCCATTGGCCACGCCATAGAGGCCGGCGTAGGACATCCCGCCCTGGGGATCGCGGACTCGGTCGGACTCGATGCCCTGGATGCGCCCGCCATCCGCGTCAACAAACAACGTGCCGCAGTCGCCATCAAGCACGGCCATCGTCTCGTTGATCTGGACGTACTCGGGCAGGTCGCACAGGTTGCACTCGTCGAGCCGCTCCGAGGCGAACTCTTCGGCCATCATCCCTTCTACGTCGTCGTCCAGCGTGTCGTCGCCGGTCCGGGCCTGAAAGCGGTGCTCGCAGACGTAATTCAAGTGCTGCCGGATCATCCAATCCAGCAGAGACGAATTACGCCGCAAGTCGCGCATGCCGCCAATCAGTTTGCGCCGGCTGGTCGGGCCGAGATGCCGGTCTTCGTGCATTGTGGCCGACGACGGGGCCTTGCGCCGCCCTTTCTCATTGAGGGCGTCGTAGGACGACGAGATCACACCCTGATCGGAGAGTTCCGCGACACCGTTGGGTGTCACGTCACAACAGCTATATCCGAGAGCGAGGGTCATAATGAAAGCGATCATCGCGGCGACTGGCTAAAACCCGCCAAGATAAACCGAGGCGGCAACGGGGCGTTTGGTCTGCATGACAGAATCCTCGGCCTCCAACTGCCGAAGTTCCCGACGCAACGACTCGGGATCAAACGTGGTGCGGTCCGGCGACACGTCCGTGGCGCCGGTCTGCAACAGTGCTCGAATCTCTGCGATGCGTTGGGAGTTGTCTGCCATGTGGGTGAATCTAAGCCGTCGCCGGCGCGATATTCAAGGTTGAAAGTGAAACAAGAAGCGGAAATCCCGTTTGTTTTATTCCCCCCCAATGCGGTTTTGATGCTCTTGCTCGATGAAGTATTGGCCGCAGGCTTTGCATCGAACGCGGCGCCAGATGATGTGGGTCCGGGGTTGGCCCGTGGGCGTGATTCCCGGAAGATATCGCTCGCGCACGATCCGCATCGATTCGCGCTCGGTGCTCTGGCACTTCGGACAGGCGGCGGGGATCACCGCCACCACCGCATGTTCGCTGTTATGTGAACCGGCCGGTCGGCCGGAGGTCTTTCTGTCTTTCGCCATCGTGCATCCTTACAGGTATTGGACGTTTTCCTTTGCTTTGCGAGCTGGCTCCTTGGGCTGTGCCGCCTTGGATGCCGACTTCTTAGGAACCGCCAGCGACATCCCGCACATCGAGGCCGCCACGTCGGCCATGTAGCTGGCGTCGAGATAGTGGTTGGTATCGCGCTTCGGCTTCCAGTAGCGTTTCCACGCCCCTTTGACCACTTCCTCGACTTCGCTTTCCGCCGTTATGTGCTTGGCGTAGCTGAAGTGGCTCTTCTCGTCCTGACTCATGCCATTCTTCTGGCCCAGTTGCTCGGCGCTTTCGCCAAACAGCATCAGTGCGCCGGGCTTGTCGGGGTCCGTCATCCAGCGGTCATGCTCCCACGCCTTCCAGAAATCGGCCTCCATCGCCACCAGCCACGTCCGCTTGGGCTTGAGCGTCAAGAACCAATGGTCGCCGGCCTTCTTGTCCGGCGTGTTCTGATTCGGCGGCGAAAAGCTGGCCTGCACGCAACCGCTGGACTTTCCGAAGCCCATCGCGGGCCGGAAGCCGACGCCCAGGTCCCGGCAGGCGTCGTAGACAGCCTGCGTGCGCCACCCGGCGTCGATCAGCGTCAGCTTGACGGGCTTGCTCGTCCCATTGGAAAACGTGTAGGGGAAGTCGTCCATCATCGCACGGCGAGCGTTGATGGCCTGTTTCAAGGCGTCGTCCAGCCCTTCGTCGCTCCCCCGCGTCGTGCCCCAGACGTCCTGCACGCCGTAGTCGATGGTATACCCGGTGACAAGGCCACGCCGCTCGTTCAAGAGCCAGGCCCGGACGATCCAGTGCAACGCGACCTTGCGGCAGTCGATGCCCTGCGTCAGGAACACGCAGCCGGGCGGGATTTCGCGCCGCTTGAAGCCGCTTAATTGCCGCTGGATGCGGCTGGACGAAATGGACGATGCGATGACCCCGACTTCCTCGGGTGGGTCGTTCTGAAGTTCGGTCAACGCCGACTTGAGGTCTTTGTCCGCGATCCAGTTCAGGTAGGATTGCAGGGTCGAGACCTCGGCCGGTCCGCCATCGCCCAACGGCTTGATGTTGAAGCGGTACGGATTGCTGGTCTCGTAGCCCTCTTCGATCTGCTTGCGGTGGGCCAGATACCAGCGGTGCGCCTCGCGGGCGTCGGGGTCTTTGTCGCCATCGCGGTTCTGCCGCATGGCGATGTACTCTTCGGACAAGCCCCAGTTGGTCGGCAACTTCGTGATGAGTTTGTGCCGCTGGCCGTGGAAGGACGGGCGCTGCTTGCGATCGGTGAAGACGTAGGCCGCGCACGTGCGGTTGAGGAGCGTGCAGAGCATCACGCGGGAGACGTTGCGGTCGGGTCCGCCGAGGCCGGCCACGTCCGAGTCGATGATCTCGATGCGTGCCTCTGTTTGGATGTCGCTACGGGCGGACTCACGGTCGTCGATGTCGTCGATGATGGCCAGCGTCGGGCGCCGGTTGCGGATCGAATAGCCGCGGATCGGACCCTCGATGCCGAGGCTGGCGAAGATTTGGGCGTTGGCGCAGGACTCGACGTTCTTGTTCCAGCGGTTGGCCCGCAAGGTTTCGGTCCGCACCCTCGGGAAGATGATCGCCTCCGACCCCCATTCCAGATCGGTGTATTCGCCGTAAACCGTCTGCTTCACCGCAGCCGCCGCCCATCGTCCGATGGCCAGGATGGGCGTCATCAACTCGGGAAAGTCGGCGGCGAACTCCGGCGACTCCTTCATCGCGTCCTTCAGGTTCTTCAGTTCCCGCGCGGCGCGGCCACCGCTCTTGGAAATGATGAGCGGGAAATCGGTGGCCCCCTTGACCGCCAGCCACAGCGCCACGAAAAGGGCCGACCGCGTCTTGCCGTCGCCGCGCGGCCCGGCCACGGCTTGGTCGTCGGACTGCTTCGCCGCCTTGACGATCGCTTCGACCATCTCGCGGCGCGACTGCGTGAACGGCTGGGCGAAAATCCAGCCGAAGTACGTGGACATGAAGAGGTAGGGGTCTTCCAGACAGGCCAAACGCCGCTTCACGCTCTTGATTTTCGGGATGGTTACATCCCGAGCGGCGGCGCGTTGCTTCGCCTTTCGTAGTGCATCGCGTTGCTTCTCGGTTTGGCTCATTGTGCTGGACGGACGGACTCTCTCAGCGAAGCAAATGCTCCAGGTGGGAAACCTTTCGCTGGCCTCGAAGTAGTACCTTGCTTGCCGAACGGTCAGACTTCGTGCCGATCAATGCCCTCTTCACAGAAAACCCTTGATTCCACTAGCCGTGGTTCCGGCGCTGGTGATCTTGGTGATTACGCCGCCGTAGTAGGTTCCTGGCGTGCAGCCAGGAATGACGCCTGTCGATCCGTCGAACATGACCACACTTACGTTGCCGCCGGCGGCGACAACGAATCCACGCAACGGTGGCTCATAGTGATGGTCCAGTTCCACGGGATCGACGATTCCGAAGGGTGGATCGGCGAAGGTCGAATAATGCTTGGCCACGTCTGTTTCTCCTCATTGGTCAGTGTTGGGTGACAAATTGAGCGTCGGCAGTGGCGCGGGGGCCTGCCGCAATCGCTGGTGGATGCGGTCAAGTTTGGGCTTGATGACAGCGCCGGTCTCTGACTTGATGCCATCGCCCAGGTCCTGCAATACGTCGGCCAGATCATGGCCAGCATCGCGGAAATCGGCGATGTTCGCCGTGCCGCCGGCCTGATGCACTTGCGAGCAGAGGTTCCATTGGGCCATCTGGATTTTCTCGCCCCGATCCAAGTGGTCGCCCCACTTCGTGAAGAAGCGATCAATCCATCCGCCTTTGCCAAACATCCGCCACGCGATCAGCCCGCCAAGGGCCAGCAGGGCGGCGAACGACAGGAAGGCGATCGTGATACCCAAGCCGAGCCGGGCGACCATATCGGTGAACGACGACGGGTCGGTTAGTTTATCGCTTACTGCAAACAGGGCGTGCATGATGATTTCTCAGCGGACGGAAGGACAAGGACACAAACAGCGTGTCCCGCCGGCGCAGAAATAGGCCCGCGCCGGCGGGACTTCTCACTTGACATATCATCCGCCGCGTCTGGCGGCGCGGCGTGCGGCCCTGCGATCATGGCCGAAAATGCCACGCACTACCTTGCAGGCGCCGCAAACGTCACCAACGACGGGCCGCCGCCGCGAACGTTCGTTGCTCTCACTGCAAGCCGTTTCGGTCGTGGTGACCGTCTTCGTCTGCTCTCGCTCGACCTTCCGCGTCTCAATGCGCGGGGCGTAGGGGCAACAACCATTGGCGCAGCCGCCGGCCGAGGCAAGCAACACGTCGGGCACAACGGCTTTCTGCGTGGCTGTGGGCGGCGCCGCATCGCTCGGCATGTCTTGCACCTCGTAGGCCAAGTCAAGAGTGTGCGTCTCCGTGGCGGCAGGAGCGGTCAATACGCTGCCAGCGCCGATCAAGATCAAAGAGACTGCCAGGATTGATAGGAAACCTCGCATGGGTAGCACTCGCTTTCTGGCCCCATTGGGCCGATCAAAGGGTAAAACGTAACACGCG